TGAAGGGGCGCGCCGGGATGCCGCCGCGGCCGAACTGATGGGTCGCGGCATAGACCCGGCTGGAGGACACCTCGGCGAAGTCGTCCCCGAAGTTCGAGTTGATCAGGTCCCGCAGGTAGCCCCAGCGCTCCAGGATGGATTCCGGGTTGGGGACCCCGGCGTCGATCTTCTCGGCGATGGTCTCGGGCGCCAGGGCGGCCCAGGGCACGCCGTCCGGGCCGCGCTTGGTGTCGAACCGGCGCCGCGTGCTGGCGACCATGACCTCGGCGATGTCGGCCATCAGCGGCCGCAGGCGGAGGTTGGCGTTGATCAGCCGGCTGAACAGCGCGTCGAGCTGCTCGTCCTGGATCTCGATCCGGATCACGTTCATGGGTAGACTCTCCCTCGTGGTGCCGTGACGACCGGAAAATCGCCAGGCCGGTCCCGGAGCGGGTGCGAGAGCACCATCCAGATGTGGGGGAGCCCTGCAACGACAGGGACGGCGTCCCACCTCGGCATCACAGCCTCCCCTCGATCAGCTCGTACGACGCGTCGCGCAGGTTGCCGCGGTCGACGACTCCCACCGTTCGAATCCAGTTCGCAGTCCGGCCGCGCAAGTCGCCGGCGCGGCGATCGGTGAAGCCCGGCCGCACCACGATTTTCACGAACTGCGTGTCGGACAGCCGGTGCACGTAGATCAGTGCGCCGTCGCGCCGATCGCGCAGCACGGCATCCGGCCGCGCGAGCCAGCGCGGCAACATCTGCAGCTGGTCGACCGTGACGGCCGCGCCGCGCGCTGCCTTCGTCGCGCGCAGCGCGTGCGCCACATCATGGTCGGCGATCGCCAGCAGCGCCGTGGGCGTTTCGGTGGCCACCGCGGCCGCGGCCGCCGGCGACAGGTAACCGACGCCGTAGGTCGTTCCTGCCGGCGCGATCGCGTCGCCAGCCAGGCCGCGCACGCGCGGCGCGAAGTCGTCGAACCACTGCTGCGCACGGAACGTCGCGTCCGACAGCGCGCGTGCGCGCCAGGTCGGCGGCATGCGCATGACCAGCTCGCCGAAGCGGCGCTGCGCGGGCAGCGCGCGTGAGGCCTCACCCACGTTGTACGCGAAGCCGGGATCGATGCCCTTGGGGATCGTGTGGACCTCGCCGGTGCGCTTGTCGGCCCACTGGTAGGTGCCATCGTCGGGCGCCTCGTCGGCCCCTTCTTTGCCGAGGCGCCGCATCTCGCGCGCGGACACGGCCTCGACGTAGCACTTGCAACCCCAGCCGTTCTGCGGCGCATGCGTGCGCCACCACGGATCGTCGCGGCGCAGAATGCGCCCATCCCACGACTGGTGCAGCGGCCGCGGGAATCTCGACCGATCGCTGTGGCGGTAGCGCAGGAACGGTCGCGTCAACGCCATGTCCGGGTCGTTGAGCTGCTGCCAGCGGCCCGCGTTGTACGACTGCCGTACATTCGTGTCGTAGATGACCTTCGCGCGCCAGGCCTTGCCGCCACGCGGGTCCCAGCCGGCGCGATCGGCGATCGCCGAGAAGTCGCGCTGGAACTGATCGAATCCGATGCCGCCGGCGATCGCGCGGTCGACGGCGCCGCGCAGGTCATTGAGCAGGTCCGCGCGCGCGACGCCGGCGACCATGAATCCGTGCGCATGGTGTTCCTGCCAGAGGTCGGTCCAGCCGGCCGTGGGGACGTTGAGCTTGCGGCGGAAGAACGCCACCTGCTCGTCGAAGGGGCGAAACCCCAACGCGATGCCGGGCACGGTCAGGCTCCGTCGCGCGACTCGTCAGCCACCGCCGAGCGTCCACCCAGCCCGGACGCGGCGGAGGCGCCCTGCAACACCGCGCCCAGCTCGTCGATCGGCAGGTCGACGAGCATCGCCTCCAGGCGCGAGAGCAGCGCGTCGTAGGAGTCAGCCGTCTTCACGGCCTCGCGCACCTGGTCGACCCAGCCGATCATCGTGGGCGCGGCGCGATCGGCGAGGGCTGCGACCACGGCATCAGCGTAGTCCTCGATCGCTTCCGGCTCGCTCGGCGGCTTGGCCTTGGCGGCTGCGCGCGCGGCGCGGCCGCGGCGCGGTGGCGGCGGCGCGTCCTCGTCGCCTTCTGTTTCGTCGCCTTCACCAGGCGCAGGCTGGCCGATGGGCGCCACCGGCTTGGGAGCAACCAGCAGGTCCTCATCGTCGGCATCATCGGTCTCGGGCTCCGGGATGCCGAGCTTGTTCTGCGCCCAGCGTCGGCCGATCCGCATGCCCATCCCGACCAGCTTCGGCAGCGCGTCCGCGTAGAGCTTCACGTCCTCCGGCTCGTCGGTTGCGAACTTGAGCTGCGGCGACCGCCGCACCGAGCCGTCGACCCAGCCGTTCAACGCGGCGATCGGGTAGACCAGGTCGCGCGTGAGCGTCGCCGCCACCTGCTTGACGTCACCGTCGCGGATGTCCTTGCGGACCTCGTTGTGGACGTTGCCGAGCGCATTGGTGTTCGAGCCGCGGTCGGCCTGGCTGGTGAGTGTCTGGCCGAGGATCGCCTTCGACTGCGATCGCTCGCACCAGTCGATCATCAGCTCGAACGCCTTGGGGTCGCCCTCCGCGGCCTTCTGGAGGTCGATCATCATCCCCTCGGGGATGATGCCGGCCGCGTTGTGGCCGATGTTGACCAGGGCGCGCAGCAGGGTCGCCTTCTCCTGCTCGCTTGCGCCGGGCGGGTACTTGCCGATGCGGAACGGGATCCCGTAGATCTCCAGGAACTCCGCGAGGTCGCCCACCGAGTAGTTCTTGAACAGGTAGGGCCACACCAACACGCGGAAGAGCGCGGCGCGCTCGATGTAGCCCGACTTCGCACGGTGCACGTGCGCGATCCAGCCGAACGGGTTCAGCGGCTCGCCATCCGGCGAGTAGTCCCGCAGGCGAATCTCCTGGCGGTTGCTCACGCGAGTGAGCCGGAACCACGTCTGCGGCCGGTGATCGATGCAGCGCGGCAGCCACAGGCCCTCGTCAAGGGTCCATTCGATCTCCTGGCAGACGAACCCCTTGCCGATCGCGTCGGTGGTGTCGAACAGTACGTCCTCGAAGCCCTCCATCTGCTGCAGGGCTTCCTTCACCTTCTCGGCCGCCTTGCGCTCGCGCGCGGACGGGTTGAGCGGCGGCACCACGTCCCAGTCCAGGGTCAGCAGCGCGCGTCGACGCTTGCCCATCTCCGCGGCGACGTGGGAGTCCTTTTCCTCCATGTCCTCGAACAGCTCGTACTGCGCGACGATGTCGTTCTGCTCGGCCTGCTCCAGGATGGCGGCAAGCTTCGACGGCGTCAGGCCCCGCGAGGGGTGCTGCGCGTACGTGTGGTGCAGCATGCCGTAGCGGGCGGTCTGCGACTCGCGCAGATCCTCGCGTCGCACCGGGCGGCCATCGGGGCCGAGGATGTCTACCATGCGGAGGGCTCCGGTATGCGGTGATCACTGCGGCCGTCGTCGGCCGGACCGTCCATGCCGCGCGGGCCGCTGGGCACGGGCGTGAATTCGATCGGCGACGCGCCCTGCGCGGCCGCGCTGAGCCCGAGGAAGCAAGCCCACGCGCGGTCGGCGTGGCCTTCGCCGTCGGACGGTGCGACGAAGCGTGGCGCGCCGGTTGGCGACTGCTCCTTGCGCAGCTTGTGCAGGTCGGCGCGCAGGTCGCGATCGCCGAGCGGGATCCGGACCTTACGGTCCTCGAAGGTCTGCTTGCCGACGGTAGCCAGCGCCAGCTTCGATGGCCCGGTGAACAGCACGCCGTGCACGCGCGACGCGCCGTAGCGGCGCTTCGCGTCTTCGACGGGCTTTTCGCCCATGCCAGTCTGGTCCATCCACACCGCACGGACCCGCTGATAGCGGCGCATCACCCCGTCGAGCAGCTCGTCCTGCGTCGCGAACGATGCCCGGCGCTCGGCGATGATCTCCCGCGTCCAGAACACATCGCCGACGCGCTCGAACACCCAGATCACGAACAGGTCGCGCCGCAAGCCGATGTCGACCCCGACGAACACGTCGCCGCCCTCGTAGCGATCCGGGTCGCCGGCCTGGTCATGCTCGACCGCGTTGATCAGGTCGAAGCTGAGCCAGGCGCTCGCCTCGTCGAGCCACTTCAGCTCGTACTCCTGCGCCCAGATGTCCGGGTCGTTGAGTGCCTCGCGCAGCTCGTCGATGTCGCGTGGCAGGCCGTCGGCCACTGCGCGGTAGATGTCGACCTCGTGCCGCGACCACCGCGTGTCCTTACCGGTGGCCAGCTCGTAGAACTTGTTCAACTTCCCGTTCGGCGTGCTGGTGACACGCAGCTTGTATCCGTTGCTGACCACCGGGAACAGCGCGGCCCAGATCTTCTTCGAGTCCGCGTGGAACGCGAACTCGTCGAGGTAGGCGTTCGCCGAGAATCCGCGCGCCGTGTCGGGGTTGGCCGGCAGGCAGCTGATCTTCGAGCCGCCCGGCAGCTCGACGTCGAACTGCTTGTAGCTGCCAGCATCGCCGACGAACTCACCCTCCAGCTCCTTGAACCCGAGCGAATAGGCCTGGCAATGACGCTTGATGCCCTCTTCCATCGCCTCCTTGGCCTGGCGCTCGCCGCGCGACAGGATCACCCAGCGCTCGCGCTTGCCCTGGGTGATGGCCTCGAAGCAGTCGTCGGTGATCTCCAGCGTGGTGGTGAAGGTCTTGCCGGTCTGGCGCGCGAACATGCCGAACTTGAACCGCGCGCGATCGCGGAACCAGCTTTGCTGGTAGGGGTAGAGCTGGACCGCGGCCTTGCTCACCCGCGCACCCCATACACCTCTTCGCGAATCCGCCGCAGCGTCTCCGGGTCGAACGTGCCCTTCTTGCCGGCGGCGTCCAGGCGCTCCTGCTGCTCTTTCAGCACGCGCTCACGCGCGCGGATCTCGATCGCGTCGCGCTCCTTGCGCGTGACGCGGCTGGTCTCGGCCGCCGCGCGTGCGGCGCGCGCGATCTTGCCCACCTCCTCGATCGACACCTTCTCGTTGCCGTGGGCGCGCAACGCCGCGTCGGTGGCCAACGTCGTCACCGCCTGGGCGAGCAGCGCACCGGACTTCTCGTCCACGTCCTCGCCCAGCTCGGACACCAGGACCTTGGCCGCGGCCTCGATCTCGCGCATGCGCCCGGTCAGCTCCTCGAAGGACAGCTTGTACCGGTGGACGGCCGAGCGGCTTGGCGGCGTCTCTGTAGGAAACTTCGTACGCACGGCGTCGATGATTTCCGACAGCGTGAGCCGGTCCTCGCGCAGCAGCCGCTCCAGGTACTGGCGCTGCTTGGGTTCGAGCCGCTTGATGGAGGACTTGCGACCCACCGTCAGCGCCCCGGCCGCGGCTTGGCGACACCCGGCACCTCGCACAGCCCATCCTTGACCTCGTGACCACGCTCCGTGAGCTGCACGAGCAGCACGGTGCCGTCCTCGGTGGCGTTGGACAGGCGCACCAGGTCCTGCTCCTTGAGCCAGTACAGCTCGGTGCGCACCTGGTCGCGGCTGACCGCGTGTCCGAAATGATCCAGCGCGGTCGTGAGAACCGAGCTGTTCGCCTTGTAGGAAATCTGCTCGCCGAGCAGTCGGAGAATGACCAGCCGGCGATCCTCGCGCAGTCGCTCCTGGAAGGTCTTGCTCATGGCCCGTGCTCCTTGTGCATCAGGTGCTCTTGTATCCGCGCCACGCCCGACATCAGTGCCTTGGTGCGTTCGTCCACCACCGCGACCTGCGAGTGCAGCTCGCTGGTGCTCGCCTGCAGGTCGGCCAGCGTGTTCTGGATGCGGGCCATGTCTTCCGCGTCCGGCGCGGTCCTGAGCGACGACTCCGCGGCGCGCATGCGCTCGTCGATGTGCCGCAGCTTCGCCTCGTGGCGCTCGAACCGCTGCGCGGTGTGCAGCACGTGCTGCTGATGCATCCGCTTGGCCGCCTCGCGCTCCTGCTCGGTGATCGGGGCGGGGGGCGCGTGGATGCGCCGCAAGATTGCCGCGCTGATCGCCAGCATGGCCACCAGGCCGGCGAGGATCGCCACCGTCATCAGCTCGTTCATGGCCGCCTGCTTGCAGTACGTTCGCGGCCGGTGGCGCAGGCCAGGCACAGGCAGGCCGCTGGCAGCGCGTGCAGCCGCGCGGACGGGATCACCTCGCCGCAGTTGCGGCAGACCGCCACACCGGCCGGCGTGCGCACCTGCGGCGCCTGCGCGGCGCGCGCGCGATCAACGGCAACGCGCACGGCGGTGTCGCGCATGGCCTGGTCGTACATCTGGGCGCGGTCGATCTCATCCACGGTCCGGCATGCCTCCACCTTCCACCAATCGACGCAGGTCGCCGGCGCTCGCGCGCAGCACGCGGGCATGCATCTCCGTGAGCCTGCGCTGCTGCTCGCCGAACTCCGCGGTGTGCGCGTTTCGCGACAGCCGCCCATCGAGGTTGTAGGCCTCGCGCTCCCACGCCGCGGCAAGCTCGAAGAGCCGCTGCGCGCTTACCTGCGCGTCAGCGAAACGGCCACCACCCTCGGCGCTTTTGAACGGGCGCGCCGGCGGTCGCGACCCGCTCGGCGAGGTCGCGCTCGGCACGGGCGGCGCGCAGCGCTTCGCACTCATCGTCCGCCTGCGCCAGCGCGCGGTGCTTCGCTTCCAGCGCGTCGAACCTCGCCATCGCCAGGCGATGGTTTTCCGTCAGCGCTGGCAGGTCGCCCGAGGTCACCGGCGGCGGCCGGGGCACCGGCTGCTTCAGGTCCGGGTTCGCCGTGCACGGCGGCTCCTCGCGCGGCGGCAGGGCCTGCGTTGGCAGCGTTCCACAGCTCGACGCCATCAGCATCGAGAGTGCAGCCAGCCAGATCCGGACGGCTGCGCCAGTAGCGGGTCCACCGGGCTTGCAGCGTGGTGAAGTACTCCTCGCTCTCATTGCGTGCCTCCTGGTAGGCGGTCGAGATGCTGTCCATGCGTCGGGCAGCGGTGCGGAAGTCTTGGGCGGTGTCGCGCGCGACCTTCGCGAGCGCGTCGATTTCCTGCTGCAGCGCCTGGCGATCGGCGATCGCCTGCGCGCCGCGCTCCCAGCGCACGCCGGCGAAGAACGAACCAGCGAGCGCGCCGAGGGTCAGCAAGGCGATCACGATCCACTTGACGACGACGAGCTGCGGATTCACGCGCAGACGGCCTTGCCGGACCAGCCGGCGCGCAGGTAGAGCGGTTCGAGCACCAGCAGGATTCGCCGCACGTACTCACGGTTCTCCTTCCACGCCGCGGCCGATCGCGGGGAGTTGTATTCGACGTGCCCGAACCAGCGCGCCGCATCGGCGCCGGCGCGCTGCGTGCGCGCGCGATCGCGCCGCACCCAGCTCTCGCCGCCGTTGTAGGCCGACAGGGCGAAGGCCCACCGATCGCACTCGCTGGCGGCACCCTCCACGCGGCGATGAAGCCACGCGTCGTAGCAGATCATCGCCCGGATCGCCCAATCGGGATCCAGCGGATCGGGCTCGCCGACGCCTGGGCAGATGGTGGGCAACCACTTCGCGGTGGCTGGCATGAACTGCGTCAAGCCTGCCGCGCCGACCGGGCTCTCCGCGTCGGGGCGCCAGCGGCTTTCCTGGTGAATCTGCGCCGCCAGCCGCGCGATCGGCGCGTTGATGCCGAACACGGCCTGCGCTTCGCGTTCGAGCTTGAACCGGTACAGGAAGCTGCGCTCGGGGATCGCCGGCGCGCGCGCCGCGCCGCCGGGGCCGGCCGCGACGGCCGTGTCGATCATGCCGGCGACGGCCAGCATGATCAGCCCGAGCACGAGCGCCAGCACCAGGCGCACGACCTGGCGAACGTAGGTCACGGGATGAAGCCCGCGGCGATCACGCCGGCGACGACCAGCGCGCAGCGCGTGTAGACCGCGATCGCGAACACGCGCGCATGCGCGTCGGTCGGCGGCAGGCCGGTGGCCTCGTCAAGGAATCGGTGCGGCCGCAGGTACGGCGCCACCCAGCGGTGGAACCAGAAGCCACCGAAGCCGCCCAGTGCCATCTTGGCGACGCCCCACACGCTCAGCCACACCTTGCCAGGGCTGACCAGGAACGTGATCGCCAGCGCGATCACGAAGATCAGCAGCAGCGGCCACCCGCGCGACCAGTCGCGCAGCTTCGC